GTTAAAGAACTTCTATCTAGAGAAGGGGCTAGATTTTAGTGTTCCTCTGGAGACGATAGCTCAACAAGAGCAACAGACACAACAAACTCCAGAAGTTAATACGCAACAAACGCTTCCTTCTGGCGGAAATGTTCCAGCCCAGAATGTTACTGATACCGCAGATATTGCTGATGTTGGCACTTCGTATGACGAAATCATCCGTCAAAGTATGCGAGATGCTGGATTACAACCTTCGTAACTAGGAGCTAAAGATGGCAAGTACTCCAATTGCAACAGTCTTAAACTCCACGTTGACTCGTTCTCGTAAGAAGCTAATCATGGCTTCTATTAAGTCTAATGCTCTTATGGCTTGGGCTTTTGCGAACAATCGCGTTGAGTTTGAAGATGGTGGTCACGAGATAACGAATCCGTTAACTCTCGGACGTAACCCAAATATTTCATCGTATGAATACTACGATGAACTCCCGATTGCACAGACCAATGAATTCGATACAGTTACTTATAACTGGTCGCGTGTTGCTGGTTCTGTTGTAATCTCCGACCAAGAAGAAGACGAAAACCGTGGTACGGCTGAAATCTTTAAGTTGATGAAAGCTAAGATCGATGTCTTAGAAGAGTCAATTAAAGAGAAGTTCAGTTCTTATCTTTATGGTTCTTCGGCTGGTACGGACCCAAATGGTATTACTACGCTAATTCCAGATGATCCGACTACTGGTACGGTTGGTAACATTAACCGTGCTTCGGAAAGCCAATGGCGTACATCGGCTTATGACTTCAATGGTAACTTGGACTCAACGAACATTGAAGAAGCCTTTGATGATATGCTTATGGATCTAACGCTTAAAGGAGATAAGCCTGACTTAATCCTTTGCGGTAGAAATCTTTATAGGCACTATCGTACAGCCGTGCGTGATAAAGTTGTTATCAACTTGTCTGAATCTAATTCCGGCAAGAAGATGATGGACTTGGGATTTGCTGGCGTAAAACACCAAGCAATTCCAATGCTTTACGATGAAGATTGTCCTGTTAATAAGGCATACTTCATTAATAGCAAGTTTCTCCGCTTACACATTCTGAAACATGTCAACATGAAGGTTAAAGAATTAGTCGCTCCTTGGACGATTGATGCTCATGGCCGTAGAGTTGTTTGGCAGGGTCAGTGGTGCATTTGGAAATGCTTCCGCACACATGCAGTTCTTATTAACTCGTAATAGAGGAGACAAAGGGGATGTCTACAATTAGACCTCGTTATGAAGTACATAAATTAGATGGAGAAGTCGATCACGAAATCTTTAAGATGCGTGTCGATGATGAAGGAAAACCAGCAGGCGGCTTTGAATCTAAAATGGTAAAAGAAGATGCTGGCTGGATGGTTTACTTCCCTAACGGAGCCTCTATTCGTGTACGAACCGACGAAGAACTGAAACGTCTTGGTTTTGATAAAGGTGCTGACTTAGTAGATATGGACAGTGGAGACATTGTTGGTAGCTCTGGTCAAACATCTCTTAAAGCTAGATCGGAACAATTAACTAGTCGGGGGCGAAAGACTCGTCCTTCAATCAAACAGACCGCAGATAATGGAGAATAGTTATGTCTAGGGTCGTACAAGATTATCATCCTCGCACTATTAGTCAGTATGTTCCAAATATGGAATTTGCTGCTGATGTTGTTGGGGATGAACACATTTGTTACTTGGGTAGCCCTGCTGCCCTTGATGCAGACGGTATTTGGGATGGTGTTACTGCTGATGGTAGTGAAAACACTTACACAAGTGCCAACTACAAAACTACATTTGATGGTAGTTCAACCTCACTAACCTCAACTGCTGGTATGATCGACGCTGATTATGGTCGTTGTCTTACTGCTACGGGGTCTGCCGGATCTAACCACGTATGCACGATTCATGGTCGTGATTATCTTGGTCAGATGATGCAAGAGAGTCTTACTCTTTCGGGTACAACTGTTATCTTTGGCAACAAAGCATTTAAGTACGTTGACAAAGTAGTAATTGCTGCTGGTGCATCAGGAGATACTTGTGACATCGGTTGGTATGATCGTCTTGGTCTTCCTTATAAGGCAGAGACGATTCTTGGTTATACCGAAGATGATGTAGCACTGCCACATGATCCTGTTCAAGTTCCTGTGGAAGTAGATGCTGTTCGTTATGCATCTGGCGCTGATGTTGTTGTTCCTAGTCCAGTTGCTGGACAGATTACAGGAGTTAACTCAGTTGTTACTACTGGTACTGGTGGTGTTCAAACTTCTACCGTAGTAGTCGGAAGTACTGATGTCGGTGGTTTGTCACTTGTAATCGCTAATAGTGCATCTGTTGCTGATTTAGATAGTGACACTGCTACTACTGATGATGACCAGACCACTAGTACTGTTGCTAAATACGGTGCTATGGGTATTAGCGGTGATGGTACTCCTACTGCTGGAGCAGCTAATTACATGGTTACTGTTGAACCACTGTGTTTCGTAGCTGGTGATGATACTACAACCCAAACAGCAACGACTGAAGATACTCGGGGAACTATTCGAGTAACTACAGCTTGCAACGGGTCGGTATCCTATGAGGTACGTTTCAAGTGTGATACCGCGGATCTTCACGGTATTGAACAGTATAACGGCTAAGTAGGACGGGTGGGAGTGTTTAGCCTCCCCTTCCACTCCCACCCACTACCTTATGGCTACATTAACACAGTTAGTAACCAGAACTGCTGATCGTCTTTCGATGGTTGCGGGTACTGGTGTTCAGGTATACGCAGAAGATCGTATAGCTGAAATGATCCAGCATAAATTCGATGTGTTATTCGATGAGGTCTTCTGGCCTCAATTTATGGCTTGGGAAGAATTAACTCTAGATGGAACGCTTGGAATCGTTACTACTGACTTAACTAGTAAGATCAAAAGATTTGATGACATTAGAGTTATATTTGCTGACAACTCTAATACTCCGCTGACTAAGTTAGCTGGACTTACAACTAATCCATTTGAATTAAGTGGTACAACTCCAGTTCATTATGAACCATTAGGAGTTGGTAATACTTACAAGACTTCAAGAGTATTTCAGGTCTGGCCTAAAGCATCTACTGGTAATGTAATTGTTCAGTATCGAACTAAGCCAGATACATTTGTAAGTACTGATGAAATAGACTTTGATGATCAGGCATTAATACTCGGATCGGTATTCGATTATCTAGAAGATGACGGTACTAATCCAAATGCTAGTCAGAAGTTTCAATTAATGTTTGAAGCTAGAGTTAAGCAATTGAAGAACCTGTTCAACGCTGCACCTATCAGTCTTGATCCTGTTACTTCATTGCCTAATAGCTTCACATTTACTGAATTACCTACGTGATGGTGGCGGGTATACCTGTTCCTTGGATAGATGCAATTGAGGTAGCATTATTAGTGGTAATAATTGTGTTGATGATGAAGAAGTAAATAATGGTTGATACATTCCTATTCCCTAAAGACAGAAAAGTACAACGATCTAATCACTTATTAGATGCGACTATTCGTGACTTCTCTGGTGGATGGAATGTTATTGATAATGACTTAAACCTTACAACCAAGTTTAGTAAGATACTAAGGAACATGCAGCGTAATGAAGATGGATCTAATGCTGTAAGACATGGAACAAAACTATTCGCTGATACTTCTGATCATCTAGACGAGATTATCGCTTGTGAATATTTCTCAGCTAACATTGTTTGTGTTGGGAAGAATGGAAAGTTAGTTAGAATAGATAGTGCTGGTGATGTATATGAAATATGGTCAGATGATTGGGCAGAAGGACTTCCTGGTAGCCCTGATGGTTGGACTACAGGACTAACATTTACCTCGTTTGCAGTATTTAGTGGCTCTTTAATAGTAGCTAATGGAATTAATAAGCCATTGATAATCGACGCAAGTATGAATTGTCAGTATCTAAATGATCCCGCAACTGGTTCTAATGCTAATACACCAATAGCTAAATATCTATTGGCTCATGGACGTTATTTAGTTATGGGCGGTGATCCTGCCACAGCCGATAGAATTCATGTGTCATCTACAGATACATCTGGTGTTTGGGTCGGAGATGATGCACCAAATGATTCAGTAGCACTTGATCTTGGTAGTCGAGTTCCAAGTGGAAGTTCAGTTATAAAAGGACTAGGTAGTTTTCGTGATAAAGTACTAGTGTTCTTTGATGATGCTATATTACCAGGGAGTCTTGGAACATTTACTGGCTCAGATCATACTCCAACTTTCACTGATGCAATAGAAGGTCATGGATCTATATCTCATAGAGTAATACAAACTATAGGCGAGGATGTTTTATTTGCTGATCAAATTGGTGTTAGTAGTGTTAATCGTGCTTTGTTCACTGGCTCTGTAAGACCAGAAAGATTCTCCCAATTAGTTGACCCAGAAATACAGAGAGATATCAATAACTTAACTAGTACTGCTGCATTAGAAGATCGAACATTTAGTATATTCGATAGTCAAGCACTGGACTATATGTTGATGATTCCAAATGCTGACTCGGTTGACAATACTACTGAGACCAGAACATTTGTATTTAAAAGAAATGAAACATTGAAGATAGAAGCGTGGTACGAGTTTAAAAATTGGAACTGGTCGGCTGCATGTAGATCTGCATTAAAAAGAGTATTCTTTACTGCTGGAACAGAAGTCTTCTTGTACGGAACTGAACAAGATCCAATTAGAAAAGATCGTGAAGGTTCTGAGGAGATGTTCGATGATGATACCGTTTTCGCTGACTATACTGGGTTTACCCCTGTGGCAGATACGGCTGATAGTGGAGTCCCTATCCCATTCGTTTGGGAACTTCCTTGGTCTGATGCTGGTCAGAGATTTCTAACTAAATCTAGTCGTTATATTAACTTCGATACTCTCGGAGATAATAAGTTCACAGCAAATATGTTTACTGATAATATATATAAAGACAAGACAGACTTTGGAGAAGATTGGGAAGAAGACTCACTAAAGTTTGATGATAGTTTAGGATTTGATGTTGATGT